TGATACAAGATTTGACCAGAGAAGAGACGCTCTTTATTCTGATACAGATAGAAAAATTAAAGATGTAGAAGAAAGACTTAACACAAGACTACAAAGAGCATTAGATAACCCACTAGCAAACTAGGAGATTATATGCCATACGGAAAAGGAACATACGGAAAAAAAAGAGGTCGCCCACCAATGAAGAAAAAAGGTAAAAAGAAATAATGGCTAAAGATTCAAGACTAGCTAGGGCAGGTGTATCTGGGTTTAATAAGCCAAAGCGTACACCTAACCACAAAACTAAAAGTCATGTAGTTGTAGCTAAAGAAGGTGGTAAAGTTAAAACCATAAGATTTGGACAACAAGGTGTTACTGGTGATAGAAAAAGTACAGCTAGGTCTAAATCATTTAAAGCTAGACATGGTAAAAATATAGCAAAAGGCAAGATGAGTGCTGCTTTTTGGTCTAACAAGGTGAAATGGTAATGGCAAAACGAGGACTATACGCAAACATTAATGCTAGAAAAAAAGCTGGTACAAGTAGAAGTAAAAAGAAATCTACTATTAGTAAAAAAGCCTATGCAAAAATGAAAAAAGGATTTAAAAAGTGATTGAAGATAATAGAATACAATTACAATTAGACAAGCATTCTGGTCAAATATCTAAATTATTTAGTAAAATTGATGATACAAATGATAAAATACAAAAAATATTTCATATGTTAAATCAAATTAGATATTTTGTATATGGTGGTTTTGCTTATTTTTTAGCGTCAGAAGTAGGCATGTTTAATCTAATCAAGTTGGTAGCATGATAGGTTTTTTAACAAACATAGCACCAATAGCATTAGGCTTTGTAGCTAAATTACTTGCACTTAAAAGTCAAGCGGCACAAGAACAACAAAAAATGATGATAGAAAACCTACAGGTTAGGAACGAATCTATTAATCAAGCTAGGTCAATGGCACAAAAAGAAAGTCCAATGGCTGCAATGAACAGACGAATTATAATATTAACTATATTAGCATTAGTAATCTTCACACAGGTAGCCCCTGTGTTTTGGGATGTACCTACAGTTATACCAACTGTTATAGAGGGTGCTAGTATATTAGGATTTCAATTGACACCAGACGTGATAGAATATGTTACTGTAGAAGGGATGTTGAAATTTGATGAAATATTTAGATGGGCAACAATGATTATCGAATTCTACTTTGGAGCACAATTAGCAAAAGGTAGGTAGTAATGAAAAGGGCGATAGTTATACCCGACCAGCATTTTCCAATACATGATGAAAGTGCAGTCAAAGTTGTACTGAAAGCGATAGATTTTGTAAAACCAGATATATTTATTAATCTGGGTGATGTTGGAGAGTGGAGTTCTGTGTCTGGACATAGATACAAAAGACGCAAACGACCACCACTAGAGTACCAACTACCAGAAATAGATAAAGAAATTAAAGAGGTCAATAAACAAATTGACAGGTTTGATAAGGCATTAGATAAAGTTAAGTGTAATACTCGACATATTCTTGCTGGTAATCATGACGAATGGCTAGATGCGTTTGTAGAAGAGAATCCATACTTAGACCAGTACACATTTAGAAATGCTTGTAAATGGGATGAGAGAGGCTATGAGTATCGTAAGTACAATGAGGTTTTAACCATTGGTAAGTTGTCTTTTATACATGGTGCGTATACAGGACTTAACCACGCTAAAAAACATTTAGATGCTTATGGTACAAATATTATGTATGGGCATGTACACGATGTAGCTAGATACTCAGCTACTAGATTGTTAGATGGAAATATTAGTTCTTGGGCAATGGGTTGTTTAAAAGATATGTCAGCAGAAAACAACACATGGTTAAAAGGCAGACTACATAATTGGAATCATGCTTTTGGAATTGTAACTTTTTTTGACAATGGTAATTTTCAAGTAGAAGTAGTTGACATTGTAGAAGGCAGAGGTTCAGTATGGGGAAAAATAATTAAAGGATAAAGTATGACATATAGAGAATTAATAAATCAAGTGTTGATACGATTAAGAGAAGATACTATAGCTACTGATTGGTCTGGTGCTATTAATGATTCTACTACAGTATCAGCATATCAAAAAACTGTAGGTGCATTAATTAATGATAGTAAAAGAAATATTGAAGGTTATCATGATTGGTTAAATTTAAGAGAAACAGTTAATATATCTACAGTAGCAGGTACTAAAAATTATAATTTAAGTTCTGGTCAAGAAATAAAAATTGTTGATGTTGTGAATAATACAAGTGGTATTCATCTTAGTCAAGTAAGTAGACAATATATTAACACAGTTAAATATCCTACAGATGATACTGGAGAGCCTTTATATTATGCTTTTAATGGTAGTGATGCTTCAAACAATTTAAAAGTAGACTTATCTCCCGTACCTACAACAGCACAAACTTTATCTTTTGATATTGTAAAGCCACAAGATGATTTATCTCTTGCTGCTACAGTATTAAAAATACCGAGTAAACCAGTAATACTTGGTGCATGGGCTAGAGCCATATCAGAGCGTGGTGAAGATGGCGGAACACAATCTAGTCTTATGGCTCAAGAAACTGGAGAAGCTATAAAACAAGCAATTATGTTAGATAGTGGTAATACTGAATATGAATCAGATTGGTTTGTAAAAGAAAATTATTCTCATGGAACTGTTAATTTTAGATAATGGCTAAAGAACTATCATATTTACCTTTAGATAATTTTGGTATTAATGGATTAAATACACAAGTAAATCCATCTACTCTTGACCCTTCATTTCTTACTACTGCTGATAATGTAGTAATGAGAGAGTCTGGTAGAATATCTTTTAGAAAAGGTTTGAAACAAAAAGTAGTTCCTACTGGCACAGCCATAGGTTCTATAGTAGAGCATAATGATTCTGGTACTAATAAAATATTTGCTAGTCACGGTACTTCTATTTACACAGTTGATTTTACAAGTCCTGATGCTGCCTTTCCTAGTAGTGGTGCTGATGTTAAGCATACCGTTGCTAACAGTACAGGCGATTGGCAGTTTATTAATTTTAATAAAAGATTACATTGTTTACACACAGGAGTAGTGCCACAAAGATATGATGGAGCACAAAGTTCTGGTTCAAGATGGGCAGCACATACAACAGACCCAGCGTCTATAAGTACACTATTTGACCCTAGTTGTGGGTTCGGTGGGTATGGAAAATTGTGGGTAGGAGGAGTTTCAGAAGCCCCAGATGTAGTATATTATTCAGTTTTACTTGATGGAGATGATTGGACTGGCACTGGTTCTGGTTTTATAGATTTAAAAACTGTATGGGGTAATGATGAAATAGTAGCATTAGCACCATTTTATGGACAGTTAGTTATATTTGGTAAAAATAATATTGTAATATATGATGGCCCAGAGTCAGGTGGAACATTAGCACTTAATGAAGTTATACGAGGAGTTGGTTGTGTATCACGAGACAGTGTACAAGCTATTGCAGATGATTTGGTTTTTTTATCAGAAACAGGTTTAAGGTCATTAGCCCGTACAACAGAAAAAGATAAATTACCTTTACAAGATTTATCTTTGGCTATTAAAGATACATTAATTAGAAATATTAGTAATAGTACAAATGTAAAATCAGTTTATTTAGAAAATGAAGGCATATATATTATGTCTTTTGTTGACAAAAATATAACATATGTTTTTGATTTTAAACATGCTACACCAGTAGGAACTCCAAGAGTAACTACATGGAGTTTTGATAATGATAGAGAACCAGCTAGTTTAATTAATACTGTTTTATATAGTGGATTATTAGTAGGACAAAAAGATGGAAGCATAGCAGGATATGAAGGATATTATGATACAGATTTAGCTTGGGTTAATTCTGCAGCTAGTTATACTAATTCTTCTATTACTGCTGATATATCTAGTATATGGATTAAACTTAATGAATCAGTTGCTTCTGCTATATTAAAAAAAATGATTTTTGTTTTAGAAGGTGGCTCTGGTGCTACACTTGGTTTACAATGGTACAAAGATTATAGTATAAATCCATCAGCTACAACACAAATAGTTTTAAATCCAGTTACTTCTGGTGTAGTTGCCTTATGGGGTGCAAGTACATCTTTATATGGGGCTTCAAAATACACACCTGTATATGGATTACAAGAATATAGAACAGCTTTAACAGGCACGGCTAAAACTTTAAAAATTAATTTAAATATGGTAAGTGCAGGTTATGATACTTCTATACAGGAACTTTCAATAATTTCAAAACAAGGAAAAATACGATGAGTGATTATACAATTGCAGTAAGTTGGTCTGGAAAAGATGCTTTATCTGATTCAGACGCAGCTAAAGTAATATCTGGAGCAGATTTTAATACTGAATTTGTAGCAGTAAGAACTGCTGTAAATTCAAAAGCTGACATTAATGGTGATGCTACAGAAAGTTTTGCTATGAATAATGGCACAGTAGCAGGTACTTTAACTGTTACTGGAGTACCTACTATACCAACTGCTTCAGCAGGAACAAATACTACTCAAGCAGCAAGTACAGCTTTTGTTCAAGGAGAAAAAGCAAGTCCAACATTTACTGGTACTCCTGCTGCACCAACAGCAGCTACTACTACAAATACAACACAGATAGCTACAACAGCTTTTGTTCAAGCAAATACACCTGCTGCCTCACAAACAGTATTAGGAATGGCTAAGATTTGGACATCTGGTGGTGACTTATATATAGCGACATCATAATAATATGTCAGGAGCAATTTATTTTAATGGTAGTGAATTAACGGGGCAACACGATGTCAAGTTAAACGGTGCTGATATGGATAATGTGTATCTTAACGGTACTAAAATATGGACTAGACATCCTTATCCTATAGGAACATTAATATTTAGTGTAAGTTTTGGAGCAGGTGGTAATTTTGATAGTTTTATTGGCTCTACTTACTCTACATATCCATTAGCTTTTGCCTCACAACCAGCCTATACCTCTGGAAATAGTAGCTCATTAGACAAAAGAATGAGATTTACTTTAGCAGATGGGTTTTATGTTTCATATTACAATCAAGATGAAGGTGGAACAGATTCAGATGGTGTAGGAGCAAGTAATACAGGTGGCGTTTATGAAGGATATATTGGCGGTACAGTATCAGGATTATCAAGAGTTTCAGGAGGAGGCTCACTTAGTGTAGGTGGCTCTGGAAATAACGGACATCAATTTAAAGTAACATACTCAGGACAATAGGAGATAGAAATGGCACAAAGTCAAAACGATAAAGATTATCAATTAGCAGCATATGGTAATGTAAATCGAGCCAATGTAATAAACAGAGATGGCACAAAAGGATGGAAATTTGACCACGGTGGAAGTGTGAAAAAAAGTGGCTTTGGTTTTCCATTTCCTATGGGTGGTGGTAGAGGTGGCGGTAATATAGAAGGTTTTGCCAGAGAAGATTACGAAAGACAACTTGCCCTTATGGATAAAGCTGCTGAGATGGGTGCAGGTTATTCTAGTAATAATACTCTGGGTACTACTGATATAGACTACGAAAACAAAATGATAACTGAGAAGTTATCACCAGAGTTACAAAAACAATATGACACTTTACTTAAACAAAGTGGTGGTGCAGCAGATAGAATAGCTGCAATGGATGGCGACCCATACGCTATGCAAATGTATCTTTACAATCAAAATGCAGACCTTCGTGCAGGTGAGGCTGATGATTTAAGAAATGCTACGATGGAATCATTAAATGCAAAAGGCATGTTAGGGTCAACTGGAGGTGCTGGTTTGTATGGTAGCGTAGAAGATTCTATTGCAGCAGCTGATACAGAAGCATTTAATAATGCTTTTTCACAATCACAAGCATTGTACGATATGGAAAGAGCAAGACAAACAGGTGATTTGTCAACAGCTACAGCATTAGGTTTAAAACAAATACCATATATTACAGCAGGTACACAGCAAGGTGCAGCAATTCCAATTAAAAATGTAGAAGGAGTTAGTGGTGCTTCAAGAAATATATTTGGAGTTCAATCAGCAGCAAGTATGGGTAATGCAAAACGCAAACAAGGAATTTGGGATTCATTATTAGGTGGTGGTTCTGGTGGTGGTATGTTAGGTGGTGGCGGTGGATTAGGTTCTTATATTGCTACAGCAACTACAGACGCATTAGGTGAAGAAGGTTTAAAAACATTTGAAGATTGGAGAGATTATATGTTTACTGTTTTGCCTACATTTACAGCTTCTTTTGGTAGATACAGAGCAACAGCACCAAAAATTGTAGAACAAATTGATAAAAAAGAAAACTCTAAAGCACTTTATAAAGAAATATGGGATGATTATTTAAAACCTATTTTTTATATGATTAAAGAAGATAGAGATAATCCTAAAGCACTTAGTGATTATAAAATAATGGTTAGAGAATTAACCAAGAAATATTTGAGGAGTTAAAATGGGAATGTTTGGAAATAGATTTGATGTATCAAGTGCATTAGATGACGCAGCTTATAAATCAGCTTTGAATGTTGGACAACTTAGTAGTTATGGTGTTGGACAAATGGCTGCTTATTATCAAGGAGAACAAGGAAGTCCTTTTGAAGCAGCGTTAAGAAAACAATTTACACCAGAAATGCAAAAGCAAAACATATTAGATGAGTTGCAGAAAAAACATCCTAGTCCAGATACACCAGAAGAACTATTGGCATTAGCTGATGATTTAATGGCTAATGGTTTTGGTGACATGGCACAAAAAGTAAGAATAGAAGCAACTAATTTAATTAATGCTAATGCAAATGTATTAAAAGCAACAAAACCAAGTGCTGATTTATATAAAAATATAGAAAGTAGTTTGTCGAATCAAATACTTACTACTGATTTTGTAAATAGTTATTTAGTACATAAAGGTGAAACAGAATTAGCAAAACCATATAACAAAGATAGTTCTAAATATGATACATATGGTGCGTATAAAGACGCAAAAGATGCTTATACAAGTGATTTACAAAATATGTTTTCTTCATGGGCAAATTCATATAAATATGATGGCACAACAAAAGGTGAATTAGCTACTATGCTTAATGATGATAAAGATATGACAAATAGATTTCTTGAGCATATTGGAGTACATGGAAATGCAGATATAGCTGATTGGATGATAGGTCAAATAAGAGGAAGTAATCCAAGTAATACACCTACTGGATTACAAGTTGTAAATGATGATGGTGAATCAGTAGATATAGATTTGAAAGACCCAGAAGTTTTGAAAATACAAGCTGAAGTAAATTCTTTAACCAATAGAATTGCAGTTGAAAATCAATTAAAAGTTTTAATGAACGCTCCTAATAAAACACAAAATATGAGAACAAAAGTAATATTTTTACGAGAAAGATTAGAAGCACTTGATGGACAAGCAATGGCAAATGTTCCAATTGTGGATGCTACAGGCATGGAACAATCAGTAGAAACTAATTGGTTTTCATAAATGTCTAGTAAGTATATTCCTGGTCTTGGATTTGTTGCAGTATCTTCTAGTAAAAGCATAGAAGAAAGAAATGCTGCGTTTAATTATTATGAAACTATTGCACCACAATATGATGGTCTTGGTGGATTTCAAGAAGGTTTTGATGATGTAAAATCTATAGCATATGAAGGCTGGAAAAAACTTAATCGTACAGACGATGAAAATAAAAATATTTGGATGGAAAGAGAAGTAGAAGAATGGGGCGGAATGGTAGGTTTTACAGACTCTATAGCTTTAGAAGAATATTTTAAACAAATAGAAGTTTTAAGACCACTAACTAGCATTGAAGAAGGTGATAGGAAAGCAAACATATCAGCTATGGAAAATTTTAAAGCAGATATGTATGATGCTTATGATAATGAAGATGGTGATATATCTGATGTACAATCTAAATATGGTTATGATGAAGAAGAGTTAAGTGTTTTAGGTGGTTTAGGTGCAATGGGTAAAATGTTATTCACTGATACTGGATATATGGCAGGTCAAATTACAGGCATGGTAGCTAAAGACCCAGAGATGTTGTTGTTAGGTTTGTTTAGAATACCTGCTTTAGCTGGACAACTTACAGCAAGAGCAACACAAATGGCAACAATGGCAATGAGAGCACAGCCTAAATATGTAAGAGGATTATCAAAAGCAATACAAAGCCAAAGAGGTAGAGCAGTTATAGGTCGTGGTGTTGAAGGTGCAGTTTATGGTGGTGTTTATGAAGCATTACATGATTTAACATTTAAAGGACATATTGATTCAGATAACTTAGAAAGAGGAATAGCACTTGGTACTTTATTAGGCTCAGCTTTTGGTGGTGTTACAAAAAATATTGGAAAACAAAGCTGGTTATTAAATAAAATGACCTCTGAAAATGCTGCTAAAAATGTACAACAACTTAAATACTCTTTACAAGACCCTAATTTAACATGGCAAAAAGCAGAAGGTGTTAAAGGAGAGGGTGTTCTTAGTTTTGAAAAAGGATGGCAACAAAAACTAGCTGATATTAAAGCAAAAAATAAAGGTTTTATTTATAATAAAACAACTAAAACATATGAACCACCTGTAGATGAAACACCTAAACCTAAAACAGACGCTACTGGTGAAACAATTGACCCTAATTTAGAAAATGTAAACCCAGACTTTAATCCAATAAGACCTAAAAAAGCTAGATTACCAAAAGGATTAGATAATGAAACTAAAGCTAATTTTTGGAGAGATAGGGCTAGATATTTAATAGACAAAGAATTAAAAATTATTGGTAGCAAAACACAAAAAATGTATGATGATTACATTCTTACAGGCTTAACAAAAAAACAGGCTATAGCAAGAATAAGAAACATTACAGATAAAGATATACTTGCTAGACAAAAAAAATTGTTGTTAGAAAAAAACAAAGATGGTTCTCAAAAATATACAAAAGATGAGGCTGGTGCAATTGCAGCTAAAGAAGAAGCAAGAGCCTTTGAAAAAAGAAATTTTGATTTTGTTACAAAAACTGAAAAGTATAGTGACCCATACAAAAAAAATTGGGGCAATAGAAGAGAAGAATCTTTAGGTGAAACACTAGAAGGCGCTGGAGAAGTTGTTAAAACTTCAAAAGATTTTACTCATAAATTTAAAGAAACTTTAAAAGACTTACCAAAGCCTACTGGAAAACAATATTTAAAAGCTGGTGGTATTGGTGCTGCTACTGGATTTATTATTGCAGATGAAGATAAAACATATGGTGGTTTATTAGGTTTAACTGCTGGTTTAGCAGTAAGAAAATTTGTAAAAGGTGTTAATCCTAGTCAAGCTAAAGTTAGATTAAGAATGTATAAAGTAGTTAATGAAAGTGAAGGTATAAGCAGAACATTACAAATGCAAGCTGGTAAAACTGTAGCAATATTACATCAAGTACTTAAAGGTAAAAATCCACAAGTAAGTTCATTAGAGTTTTTAACTTATCTTGAAAATTATAGTAAAAAAAGCAAAGTTATAGATGGTGTAGATTTTGGTGCAAAAGGTAGAAATAAATTAGAACCAGAAGTACAAAATGCTATTGAGGCTTATAGAGATTTAATGAAAGATTTTGAAATAGTTGCTAAAAAACTAGGTGTATTTGGTGATAGGCAATTACAAAAAGATTATGTTACTCATATTTTTAAACATAAAAAACTAGCTGATGGTGACATTGCTAACTTTGTTAAAGCATTAAATAGTAAAGGTTCTAATTTAGATAATGTTTCTACTTTTTCTAATCCTAGAAAACTATTAAAAAATATTCAAGAGTTACATAATTCTGGTAAATATCCCAATATAGAAACAGATGTGTTTAAAATACTTGATGCCTATACAAGGTCAATGTCCAAAGCTATTGCAGGTAAAAACATTACTAATCAATTAGAACGAACTGCTATGCTAGATGGAAGAAATACTTTTAGTATGATTATTACACCAGCAGAAATGAATCGTAAAATTAAAGTACCAGATGTCGGTGAAATGACTTTAAGAGAATATGCAATTAATAAACTTGGTTATAAAACAAGTAATCATCCTGCATTAAAAGATAAATTAATACATCCACTAATGAAAAAATCTATTGATGATTTTTATGCACCAGAAATAGGTTCAGAAGGTTTAGTCAATAAATTACTTTTAGTTAATAATGCAATGAAAAGAGTAGCAATTTCTTTTTCTTTTTTCCATGCACAATCTTTAGTTTTTTCTGGTATTTATGCTGGTATGTTATCTGAAGGAATTGCAGGAGCATTTAATGTAACTGCTCGAGGAAAAGCTGCTCGTAAAAGATTTAACTTAGTTAGAAGAGTTGCTAAAGGAGAATTTGAAAGTTATGGTAGAGATGCTAATGGTAAACCTATAACAAAAACAAATATGCACGGTAGAGAATCTTCTGGTGAAGTTGTGGGTGCTAATCTTTTAAAAGAAATGGCAGAGGAAGGAGTAGAAATAGGTGTTAAAGCAAGTGAATATGTAGATGCTGGTTATAATACTGTAAAAGGTTTGATGGAAAAATATGCTCCACCTTTAGACAAAGCACAAACTTTTATTGACAAATGGACTTGGGATAAAACACATGACATAGGAAAAATGTTTGTATATCTTACTGTTAAAGACAGAATGATGCAGGCAAAACCTAGAGGTATTGGAAAAATAATGCCTGTGTTAAGTAAGATTCGTGGAAAAGATTTAGGCGAATGGAAACCAATGAGTCATGCTGAGGCAAAATCATCGGCAGCAGCTTACACTAATGACGCATTTGGTGGACAAAGACATAGTAAGTTAGCTATGGAATGGCAACAAAAAGCTATAGAAAATGCTGACAATCCAAAAGGTTTTTTATATAACATGATTGCTTTATGGACTACACCATCTTCAGCAAAATTATCTAACTTGTTTTTATTTTCTCCCGACTGGACAATATCAAATCTTAGGATTGGATTTAGAGGTTTAGGTATGACAAAAGATTTAGTAGGTAAAGTACAAAAAGGACAAAAATTAACATCAAAAGAAATGGCGGAATGGAACAATTACATGGGTTATTTAACTCGAGGTGTAGTTGCAACTTCAGCAGTAGCTTATATAATGCACGATATATTAAATGATGATGATGAAGAATTTGATTTAGCAGATTTTTGGTTGACAGGTAGATTGCCACTTGGTACAGGTGAAGAGATGGTTGTATCAAAACAAATTGCAGAACCTATGCACTGGATAATGCACCCTGCTCAAACATTTTTAAACAAATCATCTACATTACCAAAAGTAGGTTTAGAAATGTTGCTAGGAAAAGAATACATATCTATGAAAAATGGTGTTTTAATTGGCCCACAAATGGATAGAGGAAGTCCAAGTAAAATGGCATGGTGGTTAGCAGGTAAAGGAACACCAATATCTTTAAGTAAAGTTAAACGGGCTTTAGAAGATGATGAAGATACTTACACAGTAGGTGATGTCGTAAAACAAACAATGTTTGGTACAGTCGGCTTCCCAGTTTATGGTAGCAAAAATTAAATAGGAGAATAAAATGCACCCAAGAGAAACAAGAATAGCAGAGTTACAAGCTATGATAGAATCAGCGAAGGCTGAGATTAAACAAATACAAGCTGACGAGCAAGCAGAAAAAGCTGAAACAGAAACAGGCAAGGCTATGAATTTTAAAGCAGCAGCTTCAGAAGTTGATAGAGGACTTACTGGTAACAGAGATGCAGATGGTAACTTTGTACCAAAGAATGTAGATGGTGCTCCAATGAATTTTAAAGAAGCAGCAGGTAGTAAAGATAATGCAGAAGCAGATGATGGCCCACTCAAAGTTGAAATTAAAGGTCAACCACAATCAGATATTGATGAAGATAAAAGAACAGACGCAGAATCAGCTAAAAGAAGATTCAAAGGTGTTAAACCAGTTGAATATGCAGATGATATTAAAGGTCTTGAAGATATGGAAGTTGGTGGTGGTAGAGCATATGCTGAAGAGGTTGAGCCCTCTAAAAAAACCAATGGTTTTGAAACTGATGAAGGTGGTATCATGAGTGTTAATGAGAAAGATGACTACTGGAAAACACAAGAAGGGTATGATAAAGCACTTGAAATGTATGGTCGTAAACCAGCGTGGGTTAAAGAGCCCACTTTACAATGGAATCCAGAAGAGCAAAAGTATGAAAAAATTGAAGAAGAAGAGTTTGAAGATTTATCTTCTCCTGCTATTTCTGCTGATGTCAAGGCTTTGTTTGGCTAGTATGACTTCTGAAGAGATTGAACAATCATTACTTAGGGCAGGTTTCGAACCAGATGAGATACCTGCTTTACTAGGTAACATTGATGTAGAAACTGGTGGAACATTTGACTTTCGCCAGATAGAGAATACTACTAAGGAACAAAAAGGATATGGTTTATTTCAGTTTACTGGAGGACACCTCACATCTTACTTAGATTACTTAGAAGATACTGAGCAAGAAGATAGTGCTGATGCTCAGACTAAGTTTGTATACGCTAATATCTATGACAAAGAACCACCTCATGTTATAGGTGCAGGGAATCAAAGAAAAATACAAGAGGCATTTGATGATGGTAGCTTTACCGAAAAGTCTGATGTCTTTGCTAGGTGGTATGAACGCTTTGAAGGTTCAGAAGATGACGATACTATCGTGCCTGGGCTTTTCCGTGGGCGTTGGTATGACAAATACCTAGATAAGTTTGATAGGTTTATTGAAGATAGTCAAGCCCCATCATACAATGAAAGAATAAAGAGGGCTAGGAAGTACGATTAGTTACCTGTTTGTTGGCACAAGTACAGGTAAACTTGCTAAAAGGATGCTACCTAACACCCCGCCTTTGTTGATTGTACATACCCACATCAACTGTAGTTTTTAACTTTACACTACCACCTCATGAATAATGGAGGGAGTGATAGTGCTCAAGGATGTACTCCCTGTAAGGATTACCCCTCCTAAATTAGGTAACTGGCAATCTTAATTTCTCTCTATCTAAATTAGCTACGGATAACTCTCCGTTTAAAGCCATCAACTTCAGCAAAGACGAACGACTTATTCCATATCGTTCTGCTTTAGCGTCTATAAATTTTAAATCACGCTTATTAATCTTAATGTTAATTTGTTCTGTTGCTTCGTTCATAACTTTTCTCAATTAAATAAGATGTATTATATACCAGTATAGAGAATGTATTTAAAGTTTACACACACCATCTTCGCAATCATCGTCTGCTGGTGCTGATACAATGTACTCGTTTTTATTTAATTTAGGTCTTGGTGTTTTAGATGATTTAGTTAGTAGGTTTCCGTGTTCGTATTGTTCAATCAGATTATCATAGCTTCGTATCTCACATCTTTTATAGTATATTTGATAAGCCTCTTCAAACTTAAGACTTAATACTTTTGCTCTGTGTGCGTAATCTGTAGCCAATGCGTCACATAATTCTAACCTCGTCATTTTGTTCTATCTCCTTTTGTTTGTACAAGATGTAACCCTTATTACTATATATCTTTCTAGCAAATATCTCTACTACTTGTCTGTCATCTATAAAAAAAACACCATTCAAAGAATCTAATATTGCTTTGATGTAGTTATCAATGTCTGAATTGTTACTACAGTAGGTGTTGTTTAACTCTTGTTTCTTTTTCTTTGACCATGATTCTGGTATCTTAATCATAAAGTCTATTTCAACACGGACTAGCTTTTCAGAGAGAGTCGTATCTAACTCACTGGTTAGTGCTTCCATGTCTTGTTTAAACTTAGTGTACTTCTTTGGATAATAAGTAGACCATCTACTGACTCTTGGTCTACTCGCTGGTACAGGGTTTATTTCAAATCTCTGAGTACAAATCATACCTTAAAGATTCTAGTTTTTCTATAGCAATAGACAATATAAATCTTATTTCCATATCTCTGGGTTCGTCTTGCTCTCGTGCTACTTCTAAAGCGTCTTGGATGTTCGTTCTTATTTCGTTTATAGACTCTTCATGTCGTTGTATACTCATTGTAAACTGCTATTTTATAATCTTGATTGTGTGGTAACTTGATACCCCATTCACCAGAAAACATTTCTATCTCACAAATGTAATCTATGAATTCATCGATACTTAACTTTGTTGTTGAGGGTATTTGGCAAATTTTCTTACCCTTCTTAGTTGTAAATTCGATCTTGGGTAGGAATTTGTCTGCTAACACTAAGTGCATTTCATCTTTTGAGTAACCTACTTCCTTAGATAAGATATCAACCCAGTAGAAGTACAGTCTATTCTGAGCGTCTGAACGCTTAGACTTCTGTATCGTAACAACTGCTTCGTTACTCATTGGGTTTTCAAGGAAGTAATCTTGGACTAAACTTTTAAATATTGTTTCTTTAGGTTTATCTTTTTGTATAACTCTACTAATCATTATAGCATACTGTCAATCTGCAGTTGGATATATTGCATAGCTTTTCTTAGGTCTTGTATCTGACCCTCGCCCTCATGCTTATACTGATACCTCGCAAGATATTTAATGGCATTCCCAATACAGAAGTTCATGTCTTGAGAAATAATAAAGTCGATAGGCTCTATCTCGCCCTTAGTATAATGCGAGGGGTTAGTTATAGTATCGTGTATCTTATCTTTAGCCACCGACCCAGCC